AGCATGGATAGCTTCAAGCTCATCCCAGCTACAAGCCTTAGGGCCGTAATTGGTGAGCGCGAAGGTGGTCGGGCCTGGTATCGGTTATTACCGGTACTAGTACCAACCAACTCCGATGATAGAGGTTACTACCTATATCATCTACCCTCTGGAAATCTCCTATCGGAGAAATACAGAGGTCAGAGGATCCAATCCCAACCGTGGGAAGAGACCTCAAAATACTGGAAGCCGAAGCAAAAGCTTGGACTCACTCAGTTATTAACCCGAGATATCGGGTTGACGCAGAGGCAAGTAGATATACTCGTCTCGCGTCCTAAGAGCCAGCTATTGCGCATAATAGATTTTATTAACGGAATGGTTGACTCATTATGGCTGACGGATGAACGAATGTTCATCTTAGGTAGCCAAGATCAGTTATCACTAAAATATTTAGTGAGAAAGATATTTAAGATAGGTTGCTACAACTTACAGCAACTTGTCTCTGACTGGAAGGATTGGGGTAATAACCTCTTTCACGACCTTGCCGAAACGGTAACCATTGGTGGGAGAACCGTCCCCCGCCACGGAAACCCGTTTTGGAAACTTGAAGCCCTATCCCTGATAAGGGATATGCGTCAAGGGAAGATGAACATATTGTTGATATTTCAACATCTATCACATCTTATATCGAGTCGACAGATGCCATATATGGGTCTGAAAACCGAACTCAAAGCTAGGAAACAGTTTAAAGAAGTAATAACCTCTACTGATCTAGCTAGTCCCATTCATGTCGAAAAGATGCGACTAGCGGCTGGGAGAATCGGAAGAATCTGCAAAGCATTGCAGAAGAGACCGATTGGTGACGGACCGTGGCACATTAGTGTGACAAGCTCCGGAGAATACAACCATAGCATCAAAAATGGTGCCCAGGTTGGGGCAGTTAGGGACGCTATGCTTAGGGTCCTAAACCGCATACCGGTCGAAGATGAGTACGAGAGTACCCCATTTGGACCGGTTTTTCTAAAGGAAGGAATACCAATATGGCGTTCTCTCTTTAGACTAGAGTCACCGTGGGATGAGGAAGACGAAATATTTTTCGACTTCCCTAATCCACAGTTACTAACTCGAAAGGACCTGGGGGACCCAGGCCCGCTAGAGTTCAAACCTGGCTCTTACTGGGGAATCGATGATTACCTTGGTAAGCAACTCATGTATGTTGCTTGGAAAGAGACAGGTTTAGTCCCCATCCCGGCAAGGACAGAAGTCGTACCGGAACTAGGGAACAAAGCGAGACACATAACAATGTCTGCCTATTGGCTGAACATATTACAAGCCCCGCTTTCACACGCTCTGATCGATGCACTAAAGTGCCATCCAAGCGTGTACAGTAGTTTCCATAGACAGGATCAAGCCTGGGAGGCCTCTAGAGGCCTAATCAAGCTCCCTGTCAAGGATGACTACTGGATGCTAAGCAGCGACCTGAAGGACGCTACTAATGCACAACAATTTGAACTGACAAAAGTCATGCTCAAATCGTTTATGGAGAACTTTGGGCTATTACCCAGAGAATCCCCATATAAAGACCTCGTGTTGGACACAATAGGTCCAAGAGAGATCCGCTTCCCTGATGGTAGTATAGTTACTACGACCAAGGGAATTATGATGGGCGAGGCGATAGCCAAGCCATCACTAACCTTACTAAACCTAGCGATTGAGGAACTATCGTTTCTCCAATCGATAGGTAGAGAGGATTTACTATGTGAGGATAGGGCAGCACCCGATAGGGACTGGCGGTTCTGTCACATAGGAGGGGATGATCACATAGCCTATGGGCCATGTAATTACCTCGATCTGATTACAGATAATCATCTACAATCAGGTTCACACATCTCACCTGGTCAACATGGTCGATCAAGGGTATGTGTAAGATACACGGAAAGGTTAATCCTAGTGGAAAACCTTAAGAATCGTGTGATACTCGGAGGGGACGACAATTACGATAAGTCATTAATTGTTGACTCCATAAAAGTAAGACTTCTTGAAAGGGGTCAATCGACTCAAATTAAGAAGGATAACAAAAACGTGGCAATTGGAAAATCCAAACAGCTCGCGGGTGCACTGAAGTGGATCAGGCGAGTACCAGGTTTTTTGGTCATATGAGAAATTGGTTTCTATTAGAGACCTGTTTATCAATAGGATGGGTTGCTTACTTCCAAGCAAGACAATCCACCCAAAAGTCTATAATCATATCCTCTTACCGAGTTCGATAGGGGGACTTGACCTAGGCTTTGAGGAAGAGATACCGGC